GGTTATGGCATTGCGCTGATGACCGGGAGGTGACTATCCAACCGATTTATCAGAGAGGATGTGCAAAAGCTGTGTGGGATGCTTTTATAACTAAGTATCCTAAGTAAGATAAATCGCAAAAGATAACAGTTAAAGGTAGAAAATAATGGCACAATTACCAGCAGGTTATATAACGGCTGAAGACGCCGATGCTTATCTTGGCACTAGGGAACCCTGGTTTTCTGCTGTCATAGAAGATAAAAATAATGCATTAAGTCAAGGTAGAATCTATATAGATTCAACTTATGAATGCATCTCATATTATACGTCAAACGAAAATGGCGAAGCTTCAGATAAGGTTCAAATAGCTAATGCTGAATTAGGCAATTCTTATCTATTAGATCCTAATTCTCTTTTTAGCTCTGACGCAAAAGCTAATAGCAATTTAACTAAGAATAGAGTTGTAGCTGGCGATGTCGAGTCTGAAAAACAATACAATTCTGCTGGTATTGGATACATAGATCCTTTTCCTTATATAACATCTTTATTGAATGGCGAATGCTCTTTTATGGCTAGCAGTGTCCAAAGAAACATAGTGAGATCATAAAATGGGTATATACGACGATATTACGAAGGATGTTTCAGCGGCTTTCGATACTGACTTAGCTGATGCTGTAGTTCCTTTTGTTTATAGAGAACGGATCACTGGCGATTTAGATCCTACTACAGGCATTTATGCTAGCGCTTATGAAGATGAAGATTCTAGAGGAGTAGTATTAGAATTGTCTGCAGATAATATAAAACAATTTGGAGCAGATTCAACTTCATTTAAGCTATTACTTTTGAACGAAGAACTATTCAAAGTACCAAAAACAGATAATAAAGTAGTAATTAATGGACAAGAGTCTGTTATTTATGGGATCGCTCAAGATCCTGCATACACTACTTGGAGTTTAATTTGCAAGAAGGCTTCATAATGTCTAGAAACGTTGAAGTAAAGATTACTGGCTTAGACGCAGCCAAAGCTGATATAGTAGAAGAAGTGAAAGACATAACTAGAACGTTTATACGACTAGCTTTCGTGGAATTAAGAGATACTACGCCAGTGGATACAGGCACAGCTAGAGCTTCTTGGAAAGTAACGAAAAAAGGAGGAACTCCTGATGCTGTTCCGTATGGTCCTCACAGAACGCCGACAATACCAGTCATTCCTCATGGTGATGTTAACATCGTTAGTTCCTCTCCTTATATGAAGTACTTAAATGCAGGGCATTCTCAGCAAGCCCCATCTAGGTTTATAGAAAAAGCTGTTGCTAAAGCAGTAGCACAAGTTAATAGGCGATAATTATGAAACATAACGAAATAATAAACGCGTTAACGGAAGATTTTAAGATTAAATGGGGAGCTACTACTGAAGTTGAATGGATGAACTCTCCTAGTAGACATGCTAATATACCGTATGTTAAATTTCACATTACTTTTACTGGCTCTGAAAATGCGTGTTTAGGCAATGTAAAAGTAAAACATAGCGGATTAATTATAGTACAATGTTTTACTGAAATAAATGAAGGATACGGATCTGCTTACAATTTAACTACTCAAGCTTTGGATTTAATGCAGAACATGAATCTGTCTCAAATCTTTACTTACGCCGGTAGTGCAGAAGATATAGGAAAAGATCCTATAGATAGCAACTTATATAACATTAACGCGGTTATACCATTTGAAGCTCTATGATGGGGCCTCAAATTAATTTTAAAATTTTATTAATATAGTATATCTTATATAAATAACCTCAGGGTTATACATAATATACCAGTATATACGAAATCGTACTGAAATGTACTAGCTGCCATAAATATGATATAATATAAATATTAATGGTGTAACTATTAAAACTAGGAAAATAAAACATGACTACTTCCACGAATTATACAGGCATTAGTTACATCGAAGAAGTGACTGCCGGAACAACTCCTCCTACTCCAGCTTTTCAAATCCTACCAACAACAGGTGGGTCTCCAGTATCAAACATATCTACGGCTGTTTCAGAAGTTATTAGATCTGACAGACAAACTGATGATTTAGTTATCGTTGATGCTGAAGTTTCAGGTGATTTAAGTTACGAATTATCTTATGCTCCGTATAAACCTTTGATTGAAGCGTTAATGCAGAACGACACTTCTCGTGCTATAGCATTAACTGGCGTAACGGCTGATGGCTCTGCTTCTAAGTTTACAGCTGCCGGTATTGAAACAACTGTTCTAGTAGGAGATATCTTTAAAGGCACTTCAGTCGCCGATCCAACAATAGATCAATCTTATGTTTGTACCGCTTCTGCAGCTGGTGAAATCACTGTATATCCTAATGTTCCTGCAGGAGCTACTGCAACTGACGTAGCTTTAGACGCAAATACTATTATTTCTAATGGTGCTAACACTCCTAAAAGTTATACTTTCATGAAGAAAGCAACCAATAACAATGTACCTTATTATTGGTATTACACTGGCTGTCAGATCAACTCATTATCTTTTGATTTTGCTACTGGTTCAATATTAAACGGCTCGTTAGGAATTATGGGTTTAGTAGAAGAAGCGACTGAAACTGCTAAAACCGGCCAAACAGAAGTTGACGTTCAAGATTATACTATCATGAACGCTGTATCTTCTATTGCTACTATCAGCATTGAAGGTGTCAATTTAGGCAAATGTTCGTTCAGTAATTTTGGTTTATCTGTTAACAATAATATTAATGCTGCTAAATCGATTGGTATATTAGGAGCTTGCGCTCTAGCAGCTTTTAGTATTGAAGTAACAGCTGATACAGAAGTATACTTTGAAAATCTAGATTTATATGAAAAGTTTCTAGCAGCCGAATCGTTCGCCGTTTCATTAATACTGATTGATGGCGAAGGAAATACTATTGGAATAAGTCTGCCTAAATGTAAGTTTGAAACGCTAGATACTCCAATTGACGGAAAAGATAATTTTTTAATGCAGACAGGAACTTTACGAGCTTTACGTGATGCTGCTTTAGATTATATGATTAAGTTTTCATTTACTGATGCTTAATAAGAAATAACCTCGGGTCCCGGTTTGGACCCGTAATTTTATCTTATTGGTACTATTATAATAAGATAACATTATAGAACCGGGATATAGAGGGCCTTGTTGAGCTATCATAGCAAAATATTTTAATAAAATAGAGGAATAAAAAATAATGTCGTTGAAGATTACCCCTACAGACTCAATAAAAGAAACAGAAGGCGTCTGGACTAAGTATATGGGAGTAGACCTTAAAGTAGCAAGAGGATCTAATCCTAAGTATTTAAATGAATTAGCTAAACGTTCTAGAGCTTTCCAAAAACGATTCGAAAAGAATCGAGCCTCTAATGCCGAAATGAAAGAAGCCCTTTGTCATGCGGCTGCTAGACACCTATTAGTAGACTGGAAAGGATTGTCTTCTAATGGCGAATCAATACCTTACTCTGTAGAAAATGCTTATGATTTATTAATCAGCGATATTGATTGTCGCGAAGCTGTGTTAGCTTTTTCTGATGATATGGATAACTATATGATAGAAGAGGTAGAGGAAACCGTGGGAAAGTAGTTGATTATATCAAATGGAAAATAGATTATAGTAGTGACGAAGAGTTCTTTAGATCTTTGCCTATTGAATTTGAAACTCCACTAGTTAATCTTCCTGACATGGATAGTTTTGAAGGCTCAGTTTATTCAGCTTACATAGTTTTATCTGAAAATAGAACTAACAATGGATTCGGTCCTTCAAAGATTAAGATTGCCGACATTATAGATTATGAATTTATTTTTGGAAGTGTGTTTCCTATCGATATATTAATAGGAATCGTATTAAACATCGATAGTCAAATATTGAAATATTACAATAAGCGCAAAGAAGATAAAGATAAGAAAGCTGAAAGGGACAAAATAAATGGCAAGCACAATCCAAGTAGCGATAGAAGTAAGGATTCAACAAGCTTTAGATTCCGTCAATAGACTTTCTTCTCATATGTCCAGAGGTCTTTTAGGTGCTGTAGCTGGAATTAAGAAAGCTTTCTCAGGACTTAATGCCGCCTTTTCCGCTTTGTTCGGCACGACAATGATAAATCAGATAGGAAAAGTTACTACAGCTTTTATCGGTTTAAATAATGTATTGTTAACTTTCTCAGATAGCTCTGAAGAAGCTGGCAAACAGATGGATTATATTATAAGTGAATCTCAAAGATTGGGATTCAATGTAACAGAAGTTGCAGACGCCTATAAGAAATTCTACGCTGCTGGCCGTATAGCAGGATTCGAAACAGAAAAACTCCAAGAAGTCTTCTCTTCTCTATCAGAAACTGCTGCTGTTGTAGGAATGGATTCGCTCCAGCTTGAAGGTGCCATGCGAGCCTTACAACAGATGATGTCAAAAGGTAAAGTACAAGCTGAAGAATTGCGTGGTCAGTTAGGCGAGCATTTACCAGGTGCCTTTGAAATCGCAGCTCAAGCTATGGGAGTTACTACAGGCGAATTAGATAAAATGTTGTCTATGGGTCAAGTAACTGCAAAAGCATTATTCGAGAATTTCCCACAAGCTTTAAGAGATAACTATGGTTCTCAATTAACAGCCGCATTAAGAACACCTCAAAGAGAACTAGAGCGCCTAAAAACAGATATCAATTTAATGATTCATGAGTTAGGTCCAGGCTTTGAAGCTTTAGGATTTTCGATATTGTCATCATTTAGAAGCATTTTTTCTGGTATTGACAGTAAGGCTTTTGATTCTATTAATGAAGCTATGAAAGATTTTGCTGATGTAATAGCTGCTCTTCCAAATATAATTTCTAATTCTTTCGATATAGTAATGGCTTATCTCGGCCCTTGGGCTGATATGATATGGGAAATTATTTCTTGGCCTTTTATCGAACTAGGCAAATTATTTCCTTCTTCTGGCGATCCAGAAATAATGGGTTTTTGGGAGTGGCTCTTAGATACTGTTACTAATACTATGTTAAAAGTAGGGGATTCTATATTGAATCTTCCTGGTCGGTTAAAAGCTATTTTCAATATAACAGTTAGAGAGCTTTCAGGATTCATTGAGACTTCAGTTACTTTCTATGAAAAGATAGTCACAGAAGCAGGACTAGTATTTGAGAAAGTTTCTTTGGCTGTTAATATAGCAGTGAACGGGATGAAAGCTTTTTTCGCTCCGGCATTCAATCTAATAATTGATGGATTGAAAACTGTAAATGATGCTATAGCAGAAACGTTTGCTTCAGCTGCACTAGCAGCTGATTTTGCCGGTTTTGAAGATTCAGCTAAGAGTTTACGAGGTATGGCTAGTGCTGCTATTAAAGCTACTGATTCATTAGATAAAATGAAAATGAATACTGGTGATATATCCGCTGAGACAGCCAAATACGAAAGTCGCTTAGAAGGTGTAAATAGAGAGTTAGACGATCTAGATGGAAAATACGATAAGATATATCAAGATATTAGTTCCGCTACTTTAGATGATACTTCAAAAATTTTAAATGATCTTACAAAATCTGAAGCTGAGCGTAACGCATTAATAAAAGATAGGATAGCATCTTCTAAAGCTGAAATTCAATATCAAGAGCAGCTTCGTTCAATGGCCGAAATGGATAAAGAATTAGCTGCTAACAAAGAAAGAGAAACGAAAAAAGCAGCTAAAACAGCTGAAACAATGAGCGAAGATTTCGCTAAAAAATTAAAAGACCATGGCGGAAAAGATTCTCCTCTTCAAAAATATTATGCTGATGCTATGGATAGCACAAGCGCTCTTGAAAAAGCTACTGTAAAAGCTTTTGGAGGAATGGAAGACGCTTTAGTTGAATTCGTTACTACAGGCAAATTAGACTTTTCTAGCTTAGTTGACAGCATTATTGCTGATATAACTCGAATAGCTATTAAAGGAGCTATTACAGGTCCTTTGTCCGATGCTATGTTTGGTAGTAGCAGCAGCGGCGGTAGTGGCGCGTTAGGTGGAATGTTTGGAAGTATGCTCGGTGGAGGTATAGGTACTCCTGATGGAGTAGGTCCTCCGGCTCCTTCAAGTGGTGGAGGATTTCTTAGTGGATTAGGTTCTATATTTTCTTCCTTTTTTGCTGATGGGGCGGCTTTTAATAAAGGATTTGTTACGGCTTTTGCTAATGGCGGAGTTGTAAATAGTCCTACTGTATTTCCTATGGCTAACGGAGCAGGCTTAATGGGAGAAGCTGGACCTGAAGCTATCATGCCTTTGAAAAGAGGACCTGGTGGAAAACTAGGCGTAGAAGGTGGAGGCGGAGGAAACACTATTAATATAACAGTAAACGTAACCGGAACTGACGGTAGTTCAGATGCGGTTAGAAGATCAGCAGGACAAGTAGCTCAGGCCGCTGGCAATGCGACATCACGTGCCATGAGAAGAAATGGTTAATATAGGAATCGAAAATGTCATTCATAGAAACACCAAGGTTTCCAGATAAGATATCTTATGGCTCATCTGGAGGTCCAATGTATAATACAGACATTGTGACAGTGAAATCAGGGTATGAAACTAGAAATCAAAATTGGGTCCAGTCAAGACATGAATACGATGCTTCATTTGGCGTAACGACAGAAGATAGATTATCTGAACTCGTAGATTTTTTTCATGCTATGGCCGGTCAAGCACATGAGTTTAGGTTTAAAGATTGGGCGGATTATAAATCATGTTCTTTAACTGAAGAACCATCCCAAACCGATCAAGTTTTAGGTGTAGGTGATGCATTAGGTACCGATACTTTTCAGATAATTAAAACATATACTGCTGGGATTTTATCCAGAGTCAGAGATATATCCAAGCCGATAGAAGGAACGCTATTGGTTGAAGTTGATGGAGTATTACTTGTTGAAGCTCTTGATTATACAGTGGATTATACTACAGGGTTAATAACGTTCTTAGGTGGATCAATTCCTAACGATGGTGTTGGGGCTAGATGTGGGTATCAATTTGATGTTCCATGTAGATTTGGCTCTGATGCATTAAACATCAATCTTAATGCTTATGCTATAGGTGAAACAACAGTTCCACTAATTGAGGTAAGGATATAATGGCTGATACTACTACATATACGAACTGTTTCAGAATAGCAAGAACTGATGGTTTTGTTATTTGTCTAACTGAGCTTGATAAGGATATAATTATAGATGATACTGAATTAGGTTTCCCAGCGGAGGAGCAAACATATCTATCAGCGGCAGGATATACCCCTACCAATATGCAAAGCACTTCCGACAACGCTGTCAATAATGCTGATGTAGAGGGTGTTCTATCAGCAATTGGTGTGCAAAGACAAGATATTATAGGCGGGAAATACGATTTTGCTAAGATTCATATGTTTATTTGGGATTGGGAAAATTCAATTCTTATCAAAAAACTAGGCTCTGGTCATTGGGGCGAAGTTACAATTAAAGATGGTAGTTATGTTGCTGAATTTCGCTCGCTATCTCAACAGTTGCAACAGACGATAGGAAGAACTTATAATCCAGAATGCGATGAGCAGTTAGGTGGAACTAGATGTCAAGTTGATTTAACTCCGTACACTTCTACTGGAGAGGTTACAATAGTAACTGATAGTCAGAATTTCACGTCTACTCTTTTAGGAGGAACTCTTCCGTATGGCGATGATTATTTTAAT